TCCATTAAATGACCTTGAAGTAATCCATAAATTTGTGGATTTACTTGCACCATTCTTGATGTCATGAACGCCATATGTGCTTGAATGTGTGCTTCATGGTCTTGTTGGGGAAATGCTTTTGGTAGTACCATCTGTAATGCACCTGTATTTTCAATTGCAGGGTCTAAAGGTTTAGGTGGTTCAGGTGGTGGTTTTAAAATACCGTTAATATTTTTTACTCCTAAAGCTTGGTACATTCTTTTGTATGCTTCATGTATATCATGCATTTGAGGATTTGATTGAGCAAGTTGTAATTCCGCTTGTGCAACCTGTATTCTTTGTGTCATAGAATAAATATCAGGGTCTGCTACTGGTATTACATCCACTCTATCATCAAAATCAGCTTGTTTAATAAATCTATTTCCACCCACAACATCATATGGATATTCTGGTGGTAGATAGTCAGCGAATACTTGTGCTAACATCTTAAATTCTTGTCTCATTGCATAGTAACATCTTTTGTGAATAGCCGACATGACCTTCGACCCCCGCTCAAGGATCGCCATTGTAGTTCCAACAGGTGCTTGAGTATTCATGTCAGAAACTTTCATATCAGCAATAGATGCAAATCTTCGTCCCGATTCAACACAAAAATTTAACAATTGAAATAAAGTTTGATCTGGGCCTTTGAATGGTAAAAATTGAAATTGATCTTTAATGTTTCCTCCAGGAGCATCTACATCTCTAAACTCACCTGGTTGTAATGGTTCAGCATCATCTCTAATTCTTAAACCTCTAGATTTAAATCCAGCAGGTAGATTCGATAATGTTCCTGCATCTAACAATTGTCTTAATGCAGAAGTTGCAGTTCTTGATAAACCACCGATCATATGTATTAAACCAAAACCATAAAATCCTAGTCCTGGTAAAAACTTATAATGCACAAAGAAATGTTTTTGTTTTTTCATCGGATCATTTTCTTTGTAATTTCTATAGATAGATAAAACTTTTCTAGAGTCTTCATCAATAGTAACTACATAAGGAACTTTGATTCCATCTTGGTCTTCATAACCAGGTAAATCTAAGTTCGTATGAACCTCAATTAAATTATATAACCCTCCACGATCCCGTCCATCATTTGCGGACACGCCCTCCAGCTCATAAACTTTCTCTTGAACTTTGTTTTGTTTATAAACTGGTTTCGGAAGTTCTATATCTTTATAGAATCCTGAAACTTGTAATTTTCTTAAATCATTTTCTGATGTTTGAATAATTTGTGTAATTCTACTTGCATCAGATAAATCAGATGCATTGTATGGAACTACTAAATCTTCTGCTTTAATAAATTTAGAACATGCTCTATTCATCACTGGATCAAAATAAACTTTTTTAAATGTAGACCCTGTTAATGGAAGAATGAATAACATTTGATCCATGTCAGGAGTATACTCTTCCATCTTGTTCATGATCATGTAATTCATAAAATCTTTAACACGAGATGCTTGATCTATTTTTTCATCTGTCTGTGCACCGATGACTTCGGTTCTGACTGGTCCGTCTGAAGGGACTAATTCTTTTATTGCTTGTGCTTGAAACTGTGTTGCTGATTCTGCTAGTAGTGGATGTGTTACACCCGCAGCACCTAAGAACGGTCTAGTTGGAGATTCATATTTGAATCCTAATAAGTCTAAACCTTTAATGTATGTGTCTACCCATTCTTGTCTTGATCTTTTGTCTTGTTCATAATCTGCTACTAAATCAGATCCAAGTCTAGCTAGGGTTTGGTCATCTAATCTTTCTGCTAAGTTAGAATAAAATGATTCTTGTGGAACTTCTTCAGGGACTTCACCTGCAATTACATTTTCATCTTCATCAATTACAGTATCTACATCTTCAGGAATAGACCCTGTGTTTTGATCTTCAATTTCTAGTTCTTCTCTATTTTCTAAATCTTCTCTTGACATTAATATACCTTAAATTTCTTTTTTCTTGCTAGCCCTTGACCCTTACAAGCCATACCACCTTTTTTCATTCTTAGTCCGTATTTTTCTTTTTGACCTTCTAAACCTTTTCCAACTTGACCTGCTTTACTAGTTTCTTCTTGAACCATACCAGAAACATTTGGTGCCATTGTATAAATTTGTAATAATTTATCAATCATTAAAATAATGGTGCGAAGTTAGATCTATCCACTTCTACCAATCCTCCTAATTTATATCCCTTCATTTTTCCTTTTGAAGATCCTTGTAAATCTATTACTATACTTTCGACGAAATTTCTAGGATCATCCCCGTCCATTTCTAATTTTTCTAAATTGCTTCTATAGTCAAGATTGTCATAAAATTCTTCCATTTCGTATTTTTTCTTAAATGCGTATTCTGGAATATTTTTATCAGTATTGAATATTTTGTAAGGTTTTTGGGGGTCTGAGTGATATACTTTTTTAGTAGTAAAAGTTGCTCCAAGTTCTTTTGCAACATCTTGCATAGCTTTAGGTACCACAGCCATTCCACCTAATTCTTCACTTGGGGCAGCCACCCATTTATCAGGATCTGGTTCATCAGGGTCTTCTTGTTTTTTCCATTTTCTATATTTACCCATTCCACTTCCATCTGAATTAGTAAAATTTTTTTTATTTGGTCTAGTGTTTAAAAAATTACCAGTTAATTCTCTATTTCCTAAACCGTAAAACTGTTCTATTTTTGCTTTATTATTAATAGTCAACTGGAAGAAATCAGCTGGAGCTAATGCAATGTATCTTTTGTTATTTTTTCTTGCATCACTGACTAACGATTTAATATTTGCTTTAACCCAAGTTGTTTCATTACCTAACGGAAAATAGTCATAAGCTTTATTCTCATAATCAAACATGGCTCTATTACCACCACTATAGTCATTAGGTTGACCTACTCCTCCTTGTCTTGCAGCTGCTCTTCCTGTTGCAGCTTCTTCAATTTTTAATTGTTTATTTAATTCATTAAGTTCATCTAATTCGGGAGGAGATAAAGGACGTTCATTAGCAATTTTTTCAATTACTTGTTTTTTATCTAAAATATCTTGTATTTTTCTTTTTTGCATTCTAAGTTTTATATTTTTACTATAAGGATTTCTTCTTAAAAAATCTGTTGGGCTTATATTCGTTTCTCCTTTTCTAAATTGTTTAGATAGTTTAGATGCTTCTTTTGTAATAGTTTGATGAGGGTCAGATTGTAATTCAACCATAAAGTAGGTGTCTCCATAATTGTCTACCCCTCTAGTGTCATATCGAACAAAGGTCGTTGCATTTGGTTCATTAAAGTGTACCGACCATACTTTTTTAGGATTAGAGTTTCCTGGAATAGGTTCATCTAAAAATAAAACTTTTTCTCTGTAATCAAATCCACCACCAGGAAAAGTTCCTTTATGTCTTGGTGCATCAGTTGCTCCAACTCCTCTTTCTGCAATAGCGATTGCTTTATCATATTCATCCACTAAACTTCTTATTAATATTTTATCATTGTCTTTAAATTGATTTAAGATTCCATTTAATCTATTTTTAGTTTGTTTTAATGAACTTAAATTATTTTGATTTGTAGAAAGTCTTGATGCTAAATCATTTATAATTGCTCGATCATTTTTTAAAGCTGAACTTACTGCGGTAAGATTAGATCTCCGTGCTACATCTTCTATTTCTGTTGTTCTTCTTAAAATAGCAGAGTCTAAATCTTTACTAAGTTTAGAAAATGTTGGATAAATATTTAATACTTCTTCAGTATTGATTGGATAATTATAATCTTTTATTTTTAATCTATAAGCTGGATTAGATTCTAAACCTGCTAATATTTCTCCTTTGGTAACTTTTATATTAGGATTTTCTTTTACAAGACTAAATAAGTCTCCTCCAACTACTTCGTTACCTTTACCAAATACTAATAAACCTGAATCAGATAGTTCTTCAGATTTAACTCCTTTGTTTTTAAGTCCTTTTAAAATACCAATCCATTCTTGTGCCGTAGCCATTTCATTAGATAATTTATTAACTTCATCAAATGCAGTTGAACCTAAATATTCTCTAGTGGTTCCATCAGCATTTGCTTTTAGCCCTTTACCAAATGTTAATGGTTCTTTTGGAATCGTTAATGCTTTAGATGAATTTGTTAAAACTTTAGCATCAAATGTATTTGCATTAATTGTATTTTGTCTTAAACTATCTGCTTTGTCATATTGTTTTTTCATAATTGCGTTTCTTCTTAACGCTGGGTCAGTTGCAACATTTCTATAAGCAACTCTTTGGTCTTCAGGGATTGCCATCCACTCTCGATAGTTTTCTCCAAAGGATTCTGGTCTTTGTCTATATTCAGGTAGGTTCGCAACGAAGTAATTAAAGCCTGGGTCTTCTCCAGCTATTCTTCTAATGTTTTCCATTGCCGCTGTTGATTCAGCTGATGATACTGGTTGTGCGGGCTCCAGCGTCCGTGGGCCACGTTTCGGCATTAACGATCGAATACCTTTTTGAGCCCCTCTAAATACAGGGCCTACTAATGGTGTCATACCCGCTACTCCAAGAGCAGTTAATCCTAAATATCCTAACGCTTCGATCGGAGTCATATCTTCATAACCCTCTTCGCCTCTAGCAGCTTTTGCTAAAGTCTCAGCATCTTGAAGTGCATACTTATAGGACTGCGCTTCACCGACCACGGGTGTTACATCTCTTACTAATGGATATGCTACTTGTTGAAATTTCTTTTTGGCTTCCTCTAGTTTTGCATCATCTAGATTAGCTATTTCATCATAATCTAATATTACGTTACTATCGTTTTCAGCCATGGTTTTTACGTATAATATTTATATTCTTGAGGCATTCTTACTTCGTCTGTGGGCTCATAATCAAAATCAGCAGAAATAAAATTACCTTCCCTATATCTTAACACAGCTTGTGTGGTACTGTCCACGAGGTCATCGTGATCTCCATGAGGAAATGCTGCACATTCTTCAATGACTTCATGAGCAAACTGCCTTCCTTCTGGGTAAAATACCATACCTGATGCAAAGACTGGGGACACTGCATTTACACGTGAAACTTTATCCTTTCCTCGACCAGGGATAAAATCTTGAACGGGTATTCCTGTTCTTCGTAATTCTTGAATCAGCGGTAGACCACTAGCTTTAGCTTCAACTATACAGGCTTCTGGTTTCCAATATGTATATTGTTCGGTAGCCACTGCTTTTAATTCAGGAAAGTCCCAACGACCTTTGAGTGCATCTAATAACATCAAACATGGTGGAGAATCCTCAGTTGGTCTAAATACACCCCAAGTGGTTATTGCACTATAGTCCGCAGAATCTTTTTTTGAAAAAGCAGTATCGAGTGATTGAATAACAAATTCTAGTTGTGGCACGTCCCCCGACCACGGTCTCCAATATTCACGTTTGATGATGGCTCCTTCTTCTGAAGTTGGGTTTTGCATGTACTGTGCATTCCAACGTTGAGGAGGTATAGATGCTTTAACAGATTCTAATTCCTCTAACTTCCAATACTCTGGCCATACAGGTTGTCCGTCGTCCAGGATTGCTGGAAACTCGACCACCTCCCACTGATCAGCTCCAGGGTTTGCTTGTGCTTTAAGAAGTCTTCCTGTTAGATCGTCGGTCGCCCATCGGGTCATTACGACCACGATTGATCCACCAGGTTGTAAACGTTGACGTGGCCCTGATACATACCAATCATAAGTTTTCTCCATAGCAGAATCTGACATAACATTTTGTTCGGTGTGAGGGTCGTCAATTATTAATACATCTGCACCCCTACCCGTTATGGCACCACCGACACCAGCTGCAAAATATTCACCCCCGTCTGAGGTCTCCCAACGACCTGCAGCTTTACTATCCTGTTGGAGTCCCATGTTGTTAAAAATTTTTTTATATTCGGTACTGTCAACTAAGTTTCTTACTTTTCGACCGAACCTTTGTGAGAGTTCAGCATTGTGAGAAACCTGCATGATTTTAGCTTTGGGTCGGAGTCCCATTATCCAGGAAGGAAACAAATAAGATGCAAACTCAGACTTTGTATGTCTTGGTGGCATATTAATTATGAGTCTCTTGATCTTGCCTTCAGCGACCTTAGTCAACTTATCAGCAATAATTTGATGGTGCCCCCACCTAGAAGGTTCATCTGTTTCTCTACAAATAAAATCTGGCCAAACCTGTTTAACAAAGAAAAGGAATTCTGTTCTGGCTTTCAGTATCTTTTTTGCATCTAGAAGTTGTTTTACCTTAATTAATTTTTCTTTTGGTAATAAATCTAAATCCATAAGTATTTTCTGCTCACTATTTCTGTTTATCTTTGCCTTTATCTCTTTTGTCAAGTTACATTCGCAAAATTTGGGGGTGTAGGGGTGAAAAAATTGGGTTTTGAGATTGGTGAAAAAAAGAGATACTAGTTGAGATGGTGAGATGGTGAACGCGTGGCCGATTAATCGGCCACGCATTAGTGATTAGTTAGGTCGCGTCATTGTTGTAGTATCTCGCACAAGTCCGAATTTCTCGGCAAGATTGCCCGCGAGTTGAGTTGCAAACTCTTTAATCTTTTGGTCATTTTGATTTCTCAAAAAAAACTCAAAGATTTGTTGGTCAAGATAACCCGCAACAAGTTGCCAATCAATCGTGCTCTCTTTTTTATTCTTTAAGATATCCACGAATTGTTTTAACTCGGCAACAATCTGGTCATTACTTTTTTCACTTTGAGATATAATCTCATTCATTTTTACGATTGCTTTTGTCATAATGAATTATACCTCTTTGATTGAGTAAGTCCAGTTTGTTCTTATATTCTTTTTAGAGAATTTTCTAAACAATTCTGGATATTGTTTTTGAAAGTTTTTACTATCAAACATATTATACTCTTTTGTATCTTTTGCGATTTGATAATAAGTACTTTTTTTAATAAGACTTAAGCCAGAACAAGACGATACATTCTTTGTGCTAAAGTCATCAAATAATAAAATCAATTCTGGTTTTATTATTCTATTCCAATCGCTAGTTAATTGCGATTTATTATCTAACAATTCACAACTATTTATAATTAGTTGTTCTTGTTTTTTTGAAAATACACTTGGTGTGTATTTCTTTTTTGCTTTTGTCATATTACTACCTTTCATTTATTAGTTTATAACAATAAAGAATTTATATTATCCCATGAGCATATCAAGTCTTTTTTTTAACTTTTTTCATTTTTTATTTTAACCCCACAGATGAGCCATGAGCCCAACAACCCCCAACCACAGCGACAGGACACCCAACCCAGATAATTTTGCGGTACCGCGAAACTCCTGATTTCTATTTATCTCTCTATCTTCGCAAATTTTTTTGTGGGAATTGGGAAATGGGAAAACATTTGCGCCAAGCTCTGCCTTTTCGGTACGTCGGTACCCCGTAAATTCATTATCTTTTCTTAACACATCAAACTCCTTTCTTTTAATGGGAATTGGGAAATGGGAGTGATAAAATCACTCCCATATTTTTTTATTTACCTGTGAAGATTACATCAAAACCATAATGACACTCTAGATACCAGTCTTGAGGATTTTTCATAGGATTAAAACTTTTAGGGTGACTACCTAGAGAATAACCTACACCCCAGTCATGAATAGGGCAGGCTTCATAACCAACCACGTCGCCTTCCATTCTACCACCCCACTTTGTATAATCAGTCTTGTAAGTTTCCCATTTGGGGTCGTGGCCAAATTCTTTCGCTATTTTATCCAACGCTTCCTTAAATAGCTTAGAGGCTTCCTTCAAGTCTACTTTCTTTGTTACAAAATCTGGCAAATGCTTTGCAAAGATTTTTTCTTCATGTGTCATTTCTTTTGTCATTTTCTTTTCTCCTTTTTTATCTCCCATGAAGATAAGACTTTTAAATGTAAAAGTCAATAGATTAAATAAAAAATATTTAAACACCACCTCAGCTTCGCTGCGGACCGTACCACATCCAAGAGCTTTTCCTTTTTCATCTGAACTCCTTTCTTCTGATGGGAAATGGGAAACGACCTGCTTCCTGAACGCTGCTGGTACGGCGGTACCCAGAGACTGCTTGATAGATTTTCCTCCAGTTAGGTCTCGAGTGTTGGGATGGGAAATGGGATCTAGATGAATATCATCACTAGAACCAAACCCACGAACACCCGACCCCAGTCCGAGCGTAACATAAATAAACCTAACAATAAAATAAACCACTGCATGCATTATTCCTCCTCTTCTCTTTCTGCTAATATTCTATGAGCTGCCTGCTCACACGCCCACCAGGACAACATATTTTTCAATTGAGTCATTGACCCGACGTCCTTAGCGCCGTTGAATTGGGAAATGTGTTTCAGAATGCATTCATTGCCCATGTCATTGGCCTCTTGATAGAGCTGATCCCAAATCTCATTCTCATGTTCATCATAAAACTTCACAGTGTCATCGTAATAAATCAGTGACGGGATAATCCCGCCACTGCAACCATGTTTGACAATATCTTCTATTGTGAATTGTTCGGCTTTTTCACCTGCTAGCAAAAATTTCTGTATACTCATACTTTCGCCACCTTCCACGTAATGCCTTCGGCATCTGTTTTATATTTGAATTTATCACCGAGCTTGTATTGAATTTGATTGAAAGGTTGATTGTCTAGAATCCCAATCCCTTTCTTCAAATCGCCTTTTAAGATTCTACACCACATCTTCTCATCACCTCTCTTCGCATCTTTGAACCAAACGTACACCATTCGCTTCGCCCATCTTGGGTGCTTTTCAAATTTCTTAATACTGAAGTAAGATTCTTTTCCATGTTTCTTACAAGTAAACATTATCGTTTCTTTTGTCATCGTTTTTCTCCTTTGGTTGTCCCATGAACATAAGATGTTTATTTGCAAAAGTCAATCCCCTAAATAAAAAAAATTTTCACACAAGCGCGTGTGCGTACGTGTGTCTACCCAGCTGACCTGCGGACCAGTGGTAC